GACCCGTATCTTCCTGCATAGAACGGATCAGTTCTTGACCCTGGTCCGTCAGGGCGAACTCGGCAGTTCCCAAGCGTTCTGTATAAAGATCAGTATCCTGTCTAGCTCTAGTATAGCTATCAAGCGCAGTAGTCAGGCTGGCATAAGTCGTAGGATAACGCTGCTGCAGGGCAGGGTTTTAAGTAGTAGCGAGTGAGCCTGCTGAAGACTTGACGTAGTATTACTACGCATTAGGGTCTGCAGTCTTTCAGTGTCCCTCACTAGTTGTGGATTTTCTCTACGAGTTCTCGGAGTAAAGCTTACTCTGCTATCCCTACTAAATTTTCCGCTTACTCCACCAAGTTCTTGCAGAGCATTCTTGCGTTCCATATCGGCCTGAGCCAGTGCGGTCTGGGCAAGATTACGTAGCGTTTCCTGAGCCTTGCGATCAAGGTTCACCAGTGACTGAATGAGTCCTGCGATTCCGCCTTGAGTCTTACTGAACTCATCACGAAGACCGGGGAAGCGAGAAGAAAGCTGGCTAACCGCAGAAGAAACACCGGTGGTTGTTTCGTTGAGATTACCGTTTGCTCCTGCGAGTTCTTCCTCACGCATGATCAGCTTCTGAGTTTCATCACGAAGACTCAGCTGATCCATTTCGAGCGAGGCCATCTGGGCAGAGGTGTCCTTGAGAGCGGTGGTAACATCCCCCAAGCTGTCACCCATCTGTGCCGCCCGGACTGCTGCTTCTTCTGCGGAGTAGCCTGCCGCTTCGAAAGAAGCTGCTGCCTCTTTCAGACTCACGCTTGAGTAATTGGCTTCTTGAGTAAGCAGCCCGAAAGCCTTTAGAGGTCTAGTTATTAGCTCGGCAATTGCGCCGATTGAAACAACGATACCTTCAAGCAGTACTAGCAACAGCTTTAGCACGGGAATAAGATTCTCACCGATCCCTGCTCCGAACTCAGCCATAGTGTTCCATAGGCGCTGCCAACGGGCTTCGAGTGAATCGACACGAACGGCAGCAGCTTCTTGTGCTGCCCCTTCCTTTTCAGAAAGGACTAGGAGACGTTCGGTGTTTTCAATGTTGCGGCTAGCGGCAACATATGCAGCGGCAGCACGAGTTTCCATAGCACCATAGGCTTCGAAACCTGCTGAGCGAAGGCGGCGAAGAACTTCATTCAGCCCCAAAACCTTAACGTCGATATCCGAGGTGCTTAAACCAATTCTTTGAAGCTGATCGATTAGCTTCTGCGAAGGGTTCATAAGATCGACCAGCATCTGACGAAGACCTGTGGCAGCGGTCGAGCCTCTAACACCGGCGTCGGCCAGCGAGGCGGTCGTGGCAACGAGTTCTTCAATCGTTACGTTGTTGGCAGCAGCGGTGTTACCAAGGTACTGCAAAGATTGCTGAACTTGGCTAACGCCCAGCTTCGATTCGTTCAGTGTCGTAACCAAGATATCGGTCACACGGCTGGCTTCACTCGCAGACATCTGGAAGGCACCCAGGGCCGAGGTAAGAATGTCAACGGACTCGGCGGGAGTCGAGCCGGAAGCGGCAGAAAGATTAACGACGCTCTGTAGCATCATCTTAAGTTCTTCACCGGCGAAACCTGCCTGAGCGATAATAGTGGCTGACTTGGTAAGCTCCATCACACTATCAGCACTGTTCTTCGAGACCTCGAAGATGCCTGCGCTCAGTCGTTCCATTTCGGTAGTCGTGGAAGCAGACACGGCTTGCAACTGAGCAAGAGCATCTTCAAACTGAATAGCAAAGCTGATACCCTGTTGGATGCTGGAAATCAGGCCATAGATGGCCCCTGCAGCGACAGCGTAACTGGCGACACGACCGACGAGGGCACCTGCTCCGTAGGCTCCCCCACCTTTTTCAGTAAGGAAGTTACCTGGAGCAGCCTTTATTCCTGAGAAGAAACCACCCTTATATTCAGGGGTCTTGGGTGCAGCACTCTGCTCCCGATTACGCATCGCAATCGTCTCACCAATCTCTCTCTGGAGAAGCTTGTAGCGAGCGATAAGCTGATCAATACGAGCAGCGTTCTGCTGTTCAACCGGCTTGGCTAGCTCGGCGTTAAGCTGTCTCTTGGCTGTGATCAGGAAGTTGGTTTGGTTGGCGAGGCGCTGCTGTGAGTCGGCGATGCGGCGATAAGCCGAAGCTTCCCCGATAAGCTCGCGGTTCTTGAGACTACGTTCACCCTTGCGAGTAGCATCCGCAAGCAGAGCTTCTCTCTGCAACCGGGAATTAGTCAGAATCTGACGACCCTCTTCGCGCAGGGCTTCAATATTCAGACGAGTCTTTGCTTCGATCTTTTCTCTGGCACGAAGCTGATCCCCCATTGCGCCGAGTGCTTGTCTGGTGCTAGCGATCTGAGTAGAGTAGTCAGTCTTGAAACCGCCAGTTGCAAATGCTTTGGCGTTGGCCTTATCCAGCCGCTCAAACTGGTCAAGCATAGGAGCGAAGGCCTTTTGACCATCGCGGCTAAGCATCTGGATACGAGTGCGATAGTCGTCCGCAGTTCTGCTTAACTTAGCGTAAGCTTGAGCATTGTTTTGTAGATTGGCGTAGGCTCTCTGGTGAAAATCAGTAACCTCAACGCCGCGACGAGCCATCTTACCAAAGCTGGTATCTAAGTCTCGGATACGACCGCGAAGAACATCCACGGAGCGACCGTACTGATTGGTGGCGTTTCCTAATTCTGCGTAGGCACGGGCACGTTTACCGAGGGCCTGCAGAGATTCGGCCCCACCCATTCTTCTATTGGCATTGAAATTGGCTACAGCATCCAAGTTCTTGGAGGTCATCGCCAATGTTTTAATCTGTTGGGCAGCGACAGCACCAGCCTTATTCATCTTAGCAATAGTGTTATCCAAGCGCTTGTTCAGAACAGACAGCGCGTTTTCCATCCCCTTCGGGGTTAAATTAATGCCTACTTGAGCATTGATTTCATTATTAGCTGCCATTGTTACTCACTACCAAAAGAAAAGGCCCCCGTAGCTATACAGGGGCCTTCTTACTTTTTCAAGGGTGGAAGGGATTAACCGCCAGCGTAAGCCTTGGCCAACATACGGGCGAATCCGGCGTAGCGAGGGCTGGTCAGAACCTTAGCCGCTTCTTCAGCCTTCGTCATAACGATAGGCGAAAGCTCGAACGGCAGGTTGCTGTAATCCGTTTCGCTGAACGCGAGGTTGAAACCACGAGTAATTTTCAGCTTCGGAATGACAACCACGATAGGCTCATTGTTAGCCGACAGGGTTCCGGCGATCTTCGCGCAGAAGTAATCGTCCTGCTCAAACGAACCGGCTGCGATTTCATTCACAATCCAGACAGTCCAACCAGCGCCTACGGCAACAGGAAGTTTTTCCGTAGTCAACGTGTAGGGACCAGTGCCCAAGTTGTCAGTAGTAGCAGCAGTCGTGGCAACGACATAGACTTCATCAGGTTGGTCAGGATTCTGGATCAGAACCGTAGCGCCTGAGGGGATGTCACCAACATCATCGATACCAGTAGTGGTGTCACCGGCGATGGGGTCGGAAGCAATTGTCAACGTAGTCGCGGCAGCAGCAGCAGCAGCATCTACCATACCACGGAGACGAACTACAGTCGATCCAGCCACACCGAGGGCGTACGACAGGTTCTTCGCGTCGAATTCATATCCTTCAAAGGTCGTCGTCATGTTGACGTTCGACTTCTGGGTATCAACAGTAAGCTGCTGGATACCATTCTTGAGCATGATCTGGTCAGCCTGCTGCTCCATAGTAACCGACTTTACCATCCCTACTGAGTGGTCGTCAGGGTTCAGAGCAAATGCATCCTCCGAATACGGAGCAATCATCACTGTGGCGTTACCGATCACAAATTTCGGGTTCTTAACGTCAGCCATTGAAACTTCCTATATAGTTAAACTCTGCAATTTATGCTTGACTTGTATAGGATAAAATGCGAAGAGACGCAACATGAACCACGACAAACCAAAGCAGCGGGTAAAGACACTTAGTATCCGCATCCCCGAAGCTCTATACCTCACTGTTTCCCAATACGCAATCGATAATGATATGCCTTCCATGAATGCTGCTATCATTTCTCTGATTACCAATGGGCTTCATGCAGTTAGTAGCAAGGATGATACCATTACTCAATTCATCCTTGAGTTAATCCCACGAGAAAAATTGGAAGAACTTATCAATGGCAAAGACTAAGCCTAATCGTCCCGAGAAACAGCTTGAACTGCCCGAGACCGGTCGTACCCTGACCATGACCTACCTGATGATGAACGACATTATGAGGTACGTCGGTGGTCCCGACGAGGCGATGGAACAGATCATGATGAATCAGTCCACTCGTGATGTCATCATTCGTCGTCTCTTCACCGATAACAACAAGCCCATTGAAAAGCTAGAGGACCTTGATCCTATCGAAGACATCAACATTGATATCTTCGAAATGGATGATGTTCTCTCTTGGACGTTGGAACATGTCGCGTATTTTTTTATGAAAACCGCCGAGAAGATTCAGGCGGTAGTGGCAAAGTATCCCGAAATCAGCGGGGAGAAGACGACGTCCTCAAGCCCTTCCGAGAGTGGTTCGACACCCTCTCAGACCAAGACCAAGTCTGCTGGGCCTACGGAGTAAAACCCAGCGAATACATTGACCTCGCCGCGACTGAAATCTGGTACGATGTTACGTACAAATTAAGGGTTCGTCTCGGTGAGGCTACTGTCGGTCATTTACAGCAACACTACACTATGGTAAAGATTCTGTCACAGGCCTTTGGCGGTGATGGTAAATCCGACACGATCAACGTGAACGAGATGAAATCTTCTGCTGAGGCGGTTACAAGTTTGAACCAATTCTTCGGTGGATGATGAGAAGCACAAGATCAAAATTTGACATCCAGTTTGATGTTATCGACAAGGGCAGCGGAAGTTTTTTCGGTGCCCTTGAAGATATTAACTTGTCCTCTGGTTCTACACTGGAATGGGCTGCTCCCCGTCGTATTTTGAAGGTGCCTGTTGATCTGCCTCTTAAAGGCGGAATGGTGGTCCAAAGTCCTCAAGGCATGAAGTACATGGTGGCTTGGTATTCTCCAAGTGAGACCTCTCAAGGTGATCCATTCCGAGCCTTCAAACTATACCAAGCTACGGTAGTGGCCTCTCTCAAGAGAAGAAGTCAAGGCACTATTGATCCTCGCACCAATCTTCCCAAAGAGGGTGGTATGGGTGACCCTATTGATATTTACGCCAGCTACGAGCCATTGCAAGAAGCCTTTGACCGTGAGCTTCGTATTCCCAACGAGAAAGGTCGTCTGATTACGAACGAGCCTATCTTCCGTGGAGATATTATCAACGGCGAAACGGTAATTGAAGTCCATGAATTTCAGGGACTTTGGGGTGCTGTTCTAGGTTAAACTTTTTTCCAACTTGCGGTACACCGCGTTAGGAATCTTTCTTCCCATGTAATAGCTGAGGAACGGCTCGATTACCGGACGGTACTTCTTCCGGCCCGTCAGCTTACGCTCAATCGAGTCGGCCAACGGGGCCAGAAGGTTGCGATTGTATTCAGCCTTTTGACCGATCCCTGGTAGGTCACCCATCCGCAGTCTACGAAGGGGCTTTACGTTCAGGGTTCCCAGCATGATCTTATTGGACTGCCCACCAGCGGAGCGTCCCAAAGATGATGCCATACCCCCTCGGGTAATGCCATTTGGTTTGAAGGTGATGCTGATGGGACCATAGGCGCTACGGTACGTACTGACCTTACCTAGCTGATCCTGCAGCCGACCAGTGTTCTTGAACCATTTACGAGTGCCATACTTCTTGTACTTCCACCGCATATAGGACTGAGTCCTTGCGGCCCATTCCCCCGTCATTGATGAGATACTCATCGGCCCTGATTGACCCTGCATGATGCTGGCGACGGCCCCATCGATACTGAGGACACCATCGGGTGGGTTTCGGTAGTTGGCGATCCCTACTCCCATTCGGGCAACGTCACGAGCCATTTTCTGTAGCTCTCGTTCTACAATGGGCGCGAAATCTCTTTGTAGGTTAGCCTGTAGCTTACGCTGACGATTCTTTGCGGCACGAAATCCCACACCTGAGATTGCCATACCAATGGCTTGACGGCTTTCTCTTTTGGCATCACTCTTTCCCTTGAAGGTGAAGTTGATGTTGAGACGGATGTTCTCGTTACTTGGCAAGGTCCGCTCGTTTCACACTGATGCCTACAGTACGTACAGTTCTGGCTTCGGACTGACCGGCGGGCATGATGGTGAACGAAGTCACTTGTAGCTGAGCAAAAGGATTATTATCGTCGTCGTAGACGGTCCATACCTTGTAGCGAGGAGTGGCACCGCTATCCACAACGCATCTCTTTCTAATAAGATCGAGGATTTCTGCTTCTCGGAACAGGTTGGTATCGTGAACAACAGACAGCACTACCGCGAACTCAATCTCTGGGCGGTGATCCTCAGTTTCATCATAAGCCCAATCAGCTACACCGATTAGATCGTGGTTAGGAAGTTCGTTCACTTCTTGACGAGCATCCCAAGCAATGTATTCCAAGTCGGGGCTAATACCCGCAGCCTTGGCATCGGAGATTACACCAGTAATCTGACCAACTAGGTTAGCGTAAACTGTGGGTAGGTCGAAACGGCTATCTGCCATTATTAGGCTCCTGTAATTGCGTCAGGACCTCTATCAGATAGAACGAAAATGTCAACCAGCGGGAAGAACTCCGCGTCGGGATCAATCATTTCCAGAGCAGAGGTCAAGTGACCTTCAAGAGCCAACCTCATGCTTTCCCAATCTACGGAAGTCCAGCGTTCGTAGCTGCTGGTCCCGCTGTCATACTTCTTAGGCAGACGAATTTGAATGGTGTTGAACACCGATAGTGCCGTAGCTGCTTCGATAGCTTTCTTGATCTTGTAAGCATCGAAGCTACCATTGGTTTCATAAGGTGTCAGATCGGCCGACTCGCCAATGTATTTGCGGAAGGCCATGTAGCCTTCAAAGAGATTGATTTCGTTGTCAGGCAACTCATCTTCGTTCACGCCGAGAAGTTCTCGCACTCCTGCTTTGGTTACGGGGAATACGATGTCAGCGTGAATGATGTAGGAGAGCGACTCGTCGATTGCCTTGTCAGCAGTCGTGTAGCTCCAATCAAGGGTAAGTTCCTCGAACAGCGGGGCAACGAGAGAGTTGCTTCCTGCGGGGATGTCGATTACGTAACTTAGCTGACCCTGACTGATTGGAACCGTCTCCGTAAGGATAATGGTTCCGTCAGCCCGAGTCAGCGTATAGATAAGATCACTGGTAGGCGCACCAGAATCGAATTGCACCATATGTCTAAAACGCGTACCAGCTTCAATCACGGATTAGGCCTTCTTGAGGTTCTTACGTTCCATGTGAGTCTTCACGAAGGGATCACCTTCACGGACTTCAACAGCATCATCCTTGGTATACCGATTGCGGGTGCGAACGTCATAAAGCTCGAAATCTCCGGTCGTCTTGACCTTGATCATGTTCGGCTCTTCCTGGATGTAGGTAGCCACTTCCTTTTCTACCTGAGCAGGAGCTTCCTGCTTAGTTTCTTCCTGCTTAGTTTCTTTGTTTGCATTCTTAATCATGCTTGCTCTCCTGATAGAAAAAGGGCGGGGACTAGCCCCGCCCTCTTATTGTTGGGGATTAAACTACTGCGTCGAGGTTAAGAATTTGGCGAGTGTCGCCGAAGATCAGGCGGTAACCTGCGTTCTTCGTGCTGTAGAGATTCACTCGCTGGTTCTTAATTACTCGTTCGCTCTCTTCGATGTCCGAACCGTTTTCAATCAGTTCTTCCAACGTGTCGTTCTTCGAGAAGCCCAGAAGCTGGTTCGGGGCTGCGTCGGAAACGAGAGCGAAGTTGATGTTGAAGTCAAGCTGCGGGTTAGCCTGAGCAGCCGAAACACCTGCGCGCTGCAGGACTTCGCTCTGGCTCATGCCTTCGGCGATGCTCGGCTTAGCGAACATCAGACGCCACTGGAGATAAGTATCCCAGTTACCGGCAACCGTATCAATCGGCGCACCAGCCTTGGCACGTTCAACGAGCCAAGCGGTCAGGATTTCCCAGTTGATCTTACCGGCGGCTACACCAGTTACACCAAGCGTGTTATCCGTGTTGATGCCCGAAGCGGCACGGGTAGCAGCAGGACCATGAACACCGTCACCGTTGACCATGAGAGCGTAAGCGGTCGAAACCTGAGCAATCTTGGTCTGCTTTTCAGCGCGCATAACATACGGAGTAACAAGGTCGAGGCTAGCACGACGCGAGAACTCGTAAGTCCATTCAAGTCCAACACCGAACTTGAAGATTTTGACCGACTGGTCGCTGGCCTTGATGCTCCACACCGGGATGCGGGCACCTTCCGCGATCATGCCGTAACGGCCATAATCTTCTTCGCTGTCCTGAACAACAGTGGTAATCAGTTCCGTACCATTGATGGTGCGGCTCTGGGCGACGAGAGCTTCGGGAGTTTCAAACTCCGTCTGACGGTACTTCCACTGAACAACGTCGTCAATGACCTCAGGGAAGAGGGCACGAACACCGCGATACGAAGCAAACGCGTCGGCAGCAGCCTGCAGCGTTACCGCATTACGGTAGTCATTCTTGGTGGGAAGGCCAAGGAAAACCTTGGCCGCTTCGTAGCCATCCATGCCGAGTTCGGCGACTGCGCCTTCTGGCTGAACAGCCAAACGGAGATAGTCAGCGGTGTTGAGTCCGTAGTCCTTGGCCTCAGCAAGCAGCTTAAGACCGGCTTCCTGAGACTCAGCGCCGTTGTCGCTCTTGAGCGCACCGACAACCTCAGCTACAGGGCGACGGTTAGCAGTAAGCTCTGTAGTGGGCTTAAAGTTCATTTCAATATTCTCCTGTTATCTTTTCTAGTTCTTACTGTTCAACGATTACATATTCGCCGGAAACGGCAAGAACAACGTTCTTGGCCGGGTCGGCGGCAAGAGCTGCCTTAACGAGACCAGCGCCTGCACCAACAACCGTGTTGCCACGGTTGACTACAGTACCGGTGCCCTTCTTGAGACGCTTACGGAAACGAGTTTCCACGGTTACCGTGACAACACCTTCCTGCGAGCGATCTTCGACCTGGAAAACTCGACCGTAAATTGCTTCATCAGCAGCGGCGAGCTTAACAGTAGCGTCAGCACTCGTGTCCAGCGACACGCAGCGACCGATGATTTCATCATCAGTCAGACCACCGTCTGCCGCGAGGAACATCGTGAATGCAAAGTCGTGCTGTGTGAAACCATCAAGCACTACCTGATTCGGATTGAAAGCCATATTCTATTACTCCTTAATTCTTACGAACGGAAGCTGTCGGCCTGAGCCTTGAGCTTTGTTTCTGCTTCACGCTTAGCGCGATCTTCGTCGGATTCGTCAGAACCTGCACCCTGCGAGGCACCGCCTGCGGGGATAAGGGCACTGAGGCGAGTTTCGTTGCCCGTGATGAAGTCGACCATAGCCGGAACATCTTCGAGAACTTTCGCGTCAGTATCACCGTCGAGCGCCTTAAGAGCCACGTACTGCTTACCGATCAGGGTATTCAGAGCGGTCGTCTGGTCTTCGTTCAGCCCACCTTCGTCGTTATTGGCAGCTTCAAGCTGCGTCTTGAGGTCATCACGTTCAGTTGTCAGGGTCGTGATGGTTTCATCACGAGCCGAGAGGTCTGCCGTGAGGCGCTCATTCTCGCTGGTTGCTGCATTAAGCTTCGTCGAAAGGTCGATCTTGTCGTCCGTAAGTGCGGCGAGCTTAGTGCTTAGTTCCTTAAAATCCACTTTTTCTTCTCCTGGGTCACTAGCTGTTGCTGTGCAGTAAAAATTATTCAACTCAACACCCGCCGCAGCAAGTCTCTGAGCTTCTTGGCCCAACTTAGCATCAGATGGCGCAATAATCTTGGAGTTTTTCGCTGCACCACGACTCACCAAGCTTAATTCCATTACTTCTTCTACACCAATTAGATTAGTGTGTACTCCTTCTTCGCCAATTTTATGCCCTTCACCGCACTCGAGCGTAATGAAAGGCATGTAATCATCATTGGCTGCAGCTTCCATGTAGTCGTAACCACATTCTGAGCAAAGCATCTTCTCAGAAAGAAACTGAATTGATACTTCGTCAATAGAACCTGCGTTTAGTTTCGTGATGATCTTCTCTTCCGAGTTATCTACATAGAGATAACCGCGCAACTCGGTCTCGCCGTTCTCCATGGGAATGGCTTCACCGTAGAAGAACTTGCCGTAAGGCGTTCCACGCATATCGTGGTCCATCATCAAGGGGATGGGTTCTTCGTTTACTCGGCGAGCAAGCTGAGCAATGGTATTCGGGCTGATCTTAGCCTTATGGAAAACAGTTCCCTGCTTGCCACGAAGAGCTACCGTGCTGGTTGCCCTTACTTCGTACACGCGAAGACTAGACGTATCAACGCCTACACCAACGGTGGCTTGTAGAAGCGCGTTGATAAATGGAGTCTTTGTCAATTCTTTCATTTCAATTACTCCGTAGTATCTTCTGTGCCAGTTTGCAACTTAACCATTCTGAACCTCTCCTTGGCGTGTTCGGTTTGACTTAGCGTTTTGACCGCCCTCACTTACTTGACCTCTACCATTAGGATCATCGTTCGGGCTGATGTCTTCGGCGTTTACTTCGACGGTGGACTGATCAAGGAAGCCAGTGCCTGAAAGAACTGGCGCTCCCTCAGGTGGCAAACGACCATACATGTCGAGGTAATACTGTTCGTCGGTGATAAGACCGAGTGAGAGGTCTTGCTTAAGTCTCGAAGCCTTCATCGTGTAGTGCGGCTCAAGCTCTAAGATTGGACGCAGTTCAATTGGAGTGAAGTAGCACTCGACATGACCTTGGAATCCGGCGATACGAACTGCCAGCGTGAGAGCTTCACTCATCAGGGAAGCGACCGTCTCATTGAGGCTGTCGCAGTTCATGGCAAACAGTCGGCTCTCGGTGGATGCTGTATCTCCGGTTCCGCCCTTGCCTACAACCGAAGGCATAGTCTTGAGAGCAGCTTGGTTCTGAGCGTCCAACGTTTCAATGACTTCGCTAATCTGCAGGCTGGCACCCGGATTCTTGTCGTTCACCATACCAGCGGTGACTGCGTCCGTGTGAACGAAGGCTTGGTCAGGGCGAATGTTGGCGAAGGTAGAACGAACAGCAGCGATCTGAGTGTTGACAAATTCCTGACGCTTCTTGGCATCGTTGCGTAGACCGACAGGGGCATTAGCCATGAGGACGCTCTCAAGCACCGTGACGTCGATGCGAGGATAACCCGTCATACGCATGATGTTGTAGAGTTCTTCAATCACCTGAGTACGAGCCGCAATCGTGTTGATACTCGACACAAACATTGAATAGCTGTAGACGCTCGAAGGATTCTGATGGAAGCTGGTCGAGAAGAACGTAGGAATGTTCAAGTTGATCAGGTCCTGTGAACCCGTCACCTTTTGCAAGGGGACGTATTGCCCCGGCTTGGTTTCTTCCCATTCAATGCTGGCCATGTCCACGTTACGAAGCTCGTAAGGCTCCATAGCCTTATCGTAAACTAGCTCGCAGCCAATAGCGCCGCGAAGCATAGTGCTGTAACGAAGATCGTCAAAGAACTTCTTCTTGGCTGACTTGGCATTGTAACCGAGAGTATAGTCGTTGCCGGTGAAAAGGCGGGTTAGAATATTGTTCGCCAAGGCGATTCCGTCTCTACTTAGCTGACCATTCAGATCGAACGCAGTTACTACCAAGTCTGCTGAGCTTGAGATAGTACCGTAGACGAAGATGGCTGAGGATACGTCGGGGTCGTGACGGGTAAGTCTATCAAGAAGTGTACGACTGTCGTCAGCGAGCCTAGAGTCAAAGAGACTAGTACGGTGTTCATCGTAACCCGGAACCGAGATAGCTGTTTCGTTAGGATTAAATCCTGGAGTTGCTGCTGCACCTCCTGCTTTGTTCTTCTTCTTCGGAAGAATAAACTGGAAGCTATCTGCCAAAGCCATACTTTTCTACGTCCTTATTTCTAAACCGGTCTCTTGGATCGTTCTGTTTACCCATATCCAGCCCAAGAATTGATAGTGTCATAGCAGTATCATTCAAATTATGCAAAAAGATATGCTCCGCAACTCGACGCGCCAATAAGGCAAAAGCCATACTATGGAAAAAGTGATCGTTTCCGTTCAACTTGACCCATTTCGGCTCCTTTTCGGGCGTTTCTTCACGCACCATATCCCTCAAGTGTGCCATTAAAGTGTCTTTATGGGAAGTGTAACCACCAATAACCGCAGCATTATTAACTATCGAAGTTCGCACCATGTCGAGTGCGAAGGTACGATTGGCTGCGTAATAGATGAGATTACCCGCCTCGTCCTTCTTGGGTGCGAGGATAGCCTTGCCTTCATATGCGACAGGCATCATCACACCGCTGGTGTTCTCACGCAGCGAGTCTACCTCGGGAGTATAGGGATATCGGTCAGCACACATTTGCACGACGTTGTACTGCTTGGTGATTTCTGCCAGAGCAGTATGAAGCTGAGAGGAGTGGCAAGTCCTGAACAGGAACCAAGGGTCTTTCCCTTCATCTGGCTCTCCCACCACCGTGATGTGGCATATAGCGCCCATATCGACTCCGACGAAAGCAGCAGCACTGGTCTCTACCTGACGCCCATTGGAGGCGAGGCAGGACTTGATTGCGTCTTCTGGAATCTGTGCGGAAGCGGGGCTGTAAGGCTCGCCCAACACAGTGTTGTGGAAGCCCTTCTCGTTTTCGTTCAACTTGTACTTGGCAAGCTGCTTGAAGATATACTCCAGAGAAATACGATCCGTCGAGAACGGATTAACCTTGTAGCCTCTGAAATTGTCTCTGCTCGGATGCTTGGCAACCCACTCTCTCAGGTCAGGATTATGGAGGTCCAGTCGGGAGCTACACTTGCTACACTTAACGTAAGCCTTCTTGAGATTAAGCCCCGTGATCTGCTCAGGGGTCATGTCCACCAACTTGTCTACCTCGAAGCTGAGGTCAGGAATATGAACCCAATCGTGTTCGAACAGGGGGACTTGGTGATGGTTGCATGACTCGCAGCGTACCAAGTACATGTGCTGATCGGTCAAGGCAAAGTTCTTGTCTACGCCATATCCCATGTAGGTCGGGGTAGAGAAAGCTTGAGTGATCTTGTAGTCAGAGTTCTGCAGACGAGACTGGAACAGACCGATCATGGCCTCGTCGGAAAGATCGAGTTCGTCGTGGAACAGGATGTCAGCGGGAATAGAGGTAGCGGGACCTTCATTACAGCCTGTGATGTAGCCCCAACTGTCTCCGATCTGGATGAGGTCCTGACGACGTACTGGCTTCTCTACCATTGGTGGGTTGAAGACATGATCGTTCTTTAGGATGGGAGAGATACGAGTCGTATAGACACGCTTGTACATGTCTTCCGTGGGCAGCGTGAAGATGCCTGATACACCGTTCATGCGGCGAAGGAAGGCAAGGAACTTGCGAACCTGAACTTCGGTCAGACCAATCTGAGAACACTTGATGACCGACATGTTCGGATGCATGTCGTTCGCAATCTGCTCTTGGAATGGATAGCGGTCGAAGTTGAAAGGCTTGCGATTGAGCGTGGTATGCTCTTTAAGCCAGTCGCCCAATGGGACTTCGTCGCCTGCGGCGAGGAACTTCGTACTGGCTTGTTTATGTAGTTCGGAAAACAGCTTCATTTAACTAAGTTTGCAACTTGACCTATTTTTCATGCGCGGGTTGACGGCTGGATTTCGGCTGTGTATATCGCCTATCAGTCAATCACGCAAGGAATTAGAACCGGTATGGAAAAATACCCAGCCATCAGCCTGACTGAGCTACAGAAGATCAAGAATGTAGTTGAGCAGGCAGAGAACGATCCGAAATATCTCGACGGGCGAATCGCCCCTTACGACAAGCAAACTAGAGAGTTGCTAAAGAGCTTCTTCCCCGATCCCGTCGTAGCTGCTACTATAGAGGGTGGTGAGGAGAAAGGCAAGGTTGGTCGCCCGAAGAAAGGACCAGTCATTCCCATGTCTGAACTCGAAGGAGAGTTCGACGACCTTCGAAAGGAAATCCAATCTCTCAAGACCGACGCCAAAGGGTTGGAGCCTCACGAGCGTATTCAGGTTGTAAAGACGAGAGCCGCATTGATTGAGAAAATCCTGTCCATGAAGGAACGGATTGGTAATATCAACAGAGTAAACAAGTTCATGGCCTTAGTCATGGAGATTCTCGAAGCTGAACTTCCGCAAGAGTCGCGGCTTCGTATTATTGAGAAACTCGCCGAGTATAAAGAAGAGGAATAATTGTGACAGTTTTTGGAACACACGCACCCCAGTATTGGGCAGTAGGACTGCCTGTCATTCCGCTAAAACCATTTGACTCTCCAGAGAAGGGTGCCGGTAAGGCTCCCATTCTTCCTGACTGGACTCGCTACGGCACTCAGCAGCCAAGCCAGCTTGAGAAGGCCATGTGGGTCAAGGCATACCCTAACCACAACATCGGACTTCCTTTTGGTGCTGCCTCTGGTCTTTGTGCTATCGATATCGATACCGAAGACGAGGACCTGATCGCTGCCATTCTGGAGGTGCTGCCTCCTACGCCGTGGACCCGTATTGGTGCCAAGGGTATGGGCTTGATCTACAAGTGGTCTGGACAACGTAACTTCAAGCTGCGTGGCGAGGAAGGCGGGATGATTCTCGAATTCCTCGGCATGGGCAACCAGATGGTTGTACCACCTTCGATCCACCCTGATACGAAGAAGCCTTACACTGCCGACAACAACCTCTATGATGTCATGGATCAAATCCAACCGCTGCCTAACGACATCGATCAGAAGCTCCGTGAGCTTCTCGGGGACAAGGGCTTCAAGGTAAACAAGGGTACTCGCTCTGGTCCTGTGGATGTCGTGCCGGAAGGTGAACGTGATGTCCAGATGATCCGTCATGCTGGCTATCTTGCTCGTGTCGTTCTTGGCATGGACAAGTCTGCTCAGTTCAGTCTTGCCGATGCTATTGAGCAGATGACCCACTGGGTTCGCACGTACACTGCCTCAGTGTCTGGCGATGACATGGACCCCGGGAAAGGCGTAGCCAAGCTGCTTGAGTTCTTGGTCAAGGACCTTGAAAAGGGCAAGTCTCTTCCAGAAGGTTGGGATGCTGACCTTGATGAGAAGTGGGAAGAGAATGACACGATCAAACTTATCCGTGAGAAAAATCAGGTCTCACGTTGGACCGTTACGAAGGCTCGTGAATGGCTCAGCGGTAAGATCGCCGAACGACCGAATGACGACGATTGGGCTATGGCTCGTGTTCAGGAGCTTCTCTCGCTTGTTGCGAAGGATGATAAATTTTCTGAAATGGATTTTCGTGCACTGATCGGCTTCATCCAGAAGTCGGCTGGCAATGATAACCTTAAGTTTGGTAAAGCTGATCTTCTGCAGGGCTACAAGACAGCCAAGCGTGAGGCCGAGGGTGGTGAGGATTGGGAAGACCATGAAACCATTGCTCGTGCCGTGCTTGAACAGATTGAACGAATTGGCGAGCTACGTTTCGACAAGGATCGTTTTTGGCAGTGGAATGGCTCGTGTTTCAAGCACATGCCTCACGAAGATATTTACATGGAGATTGCTAACAATGTTAAAGGGTCGAAACTTGTTCAACGACATAACGATTACGCCAGTATCACGAAGGTCCTCGAACGTATGTGTCGTAAGCCACTCGGTGAAGCCTACGAGACTGGTATCAATTTTGCTAATGGTTGGGTTGGGGAAGACCTTGTGGTCTTGGATCACTCGGCGAAATACGGAGCTACATTCACCCTTCCGTTTGAATACAAACCCGAGCTTGCATCGCGGGCTAATCGATTCTTCGAGTTCCTCGGCGACTGTTGGGGCAACGAAGATGATTTCCAAGACAGGGTCAAATGTCTCCAAGAGGCATTTGCCGCAACCCTGTTCGGAATCGCTACGGAGTATCAGAGAGCATTCCTCCTCGTAGGCAAGGCAGGCACGGGTAAGACCGTGATGCTGGACATCCTGGAGGCTCTGGTTCCACCCGAGGGGGTAGCTTCGCTATCACCCGAAGTCTGGGGCAAGCAGTTCTCTCAGGTCAGCTTGATCGGCAAGGTGGTAAACATCTGCCCCGAGCTTCCCGAGAACGGGGTGATCGCCGGTAACTCGTTCAAGGCCGTGGTTGAAGGTTCTCCGCAGGAGACTGAATACAAGGGTCGTGACAAGTTTCGCTATCGTCCCAAGTCTGCTCACTGGTTCGGCTCTAACTTCATGCCGATCAGTCGTGATACCAGTCGTGGTTTTACTCGTCGCTGGATCATGCTGGACTTCCATAACGTCGTGCCAGAGAAGCAGCGTATCAAGAACCTTGCTGACAGCATCATTGCCGATGAGCGTGAGGCTATCGTGGCTTGGGCACTTGAAGGTCTGGAACGGTTGCGTAAGCAGGGTGATTATACCAAGCCTGCTTCGCACAAGAGACGTATGGAGCAGTTGCGCCGCATCAATAACTCGGTCAAGGCTTTCCTTGATGCAAACACCAACGTCATCATGAACGAAGGTGGAGTGACGATGATGCGTGAACTCTATGACCAGTACAACTTCCATCAGAAGGATATTGGTCGTGGTACACCTGTGTCATACGAGCGGTTCGGGCAGATGCTCGAAGACCTCGACTTTGCAGTTGAAATGGAGCCTGATGGCATGGGTCACAGGGATTGGGTAGTCAAAGGCGTGAGCCTCAAGCGTGGAGCAGATTGATATGGCTGATGTAAAATGGGATAACCGCATGATGGCGCTTGCGGAGCATGTGGCTGAATGGAGCAAGGACCCCTCGACGAAAGTCGGGGCGGTCATCATGAGGGGTGATAGGACTGTCGCCTCTATGGGCTACAATGGTTTTCCTCGTGGGGTCATGGATCAGATTGATCGCTATGCCAACCGTGAGGTCAAGTACACTATGGTAGTCCACGCAGAGGCCAATGCTATTGTTGCAGCTGCTGGCTCTGTCTCGGGTATGACGATCTACTGCACTCTGTTTCCCTGCTGTGAGTGTGCGAAGCTCATTATACAGTCAGGCTTGAGGGAGGTGGTGGTCAAGTCTCTGGAGAAGAACGAGAGATACTACGACAGCATGACCACTTCTCAGAAGATGTTCAGGGAAGCTGGAGTTATCCTTCGGGAAGTCGGAAAGCCTTAAGTGCGGGATAAAACTTGAAGGACAACTGACGGGGGTCGGACTTAGGTTCGGCCCCCATTTCTATGTAGAGAACATCACCCTTTTCTACCTTGAAGCTGGCCAGAGCATCTATCTCTTGTCGAGCTTCAATCATTGCTTCGATGGTGGTAACTTTAGCGGTTCCCCCGAGAGGGTTAATCTCTATCTGCATAAATCCTCTTGCTTAGTTGCTGGAAGAAGCTCCACGACTTCCTGTTCACCCAACGGGCGCAGTGAGCGAAGCAGCGGAACACGGTGAATGCGGGCCAGTAGAAAAACCAGCACATGATACGAGTACGAAACTCATATGGATCAGGAGGAAGCGTCATCATGTCCTCGGCATTCATCGGTTTGAATGCTTGCTGAGCCATATGGCGTAGCTCATACTCGGATTCCGTGTAAGGCCCGATGGTCTTGACAAAGAACCCGATACGGTAGACCAAGTTGATCCACTTGGCAGTTGTGAAGATCGCTGCAAAAAGGAAGTAGGCCACAATCGCCATGCCGAATGTGATTGGTTCGGGAGAGTAAGTGGTAAACCCGAACACATAGGTCCAGGTGGCGATAGCCCAAAGAGTGGGAGTGGTCAGTCCTTCACGGCGTTCGGCGTAAACACTAGTTACGATACAGAAAAACAAAAGGAGGAGCCAATAGATGGCTTCTCCATAAATGATTAGCGGAGTAATCACCGGTCCCTCTTGGGAGGGACTTCGTAGACATCAGGCTTACGCTTTAGTTCTCTACGAACAAAATAAAGTGCGGCACCGACAATCACGATCCCAATTACTATCTCCATACTTACTCCTCATAGAAGGTTGATTCATCCTTCGCTCGCTGTCGGTCGATAGACTCGATAGCAGCTACAGCGATACTGGCAACCTTCACCATACACTTGCGAAACTCATCTGTCACGGTGGTTTCGAGTGGTAGGAACGTGCCCTTCATCCATCGGGTAGCGTACTGCCCGATGTAAGCGGCCCACATCCAAGGGGTGTTCTTGGTATCATCCGTCTCGGTGCCCCACTTTTCGTTCTGGTAGTCACGCTCGGCGTTGATTTCGTTGTAAATGTCCATTCGGTTCATATCAAAACTCCAATCCTGATTTGTCGAATGAAATAGCCAGCCAGCCTTTTGAGGGAATGTGGGCTACTCCTGCAGAATCGATCACTCGGTGTGAATCTGGGTCTGACTCTTTCACGTAGAGTGTCTCGGGGCCGTAGATAGTGTAGACCACACCGTCTGGATAATGGTACCTCCGATTTACTTCTTGATAGATGTTGTGCATCTTGAAGCCATCGAGGTTCTTATCGTCGCTAAACATCAGCATTTCTTCCCGTCAGCTTTGAGCCGGTTTTCGACTTTGTGATCGGCTCTCTTTGCGTTGTAATCCTTCTTCGCATTGATAACTTCCATGAGGTCAAAGTCGTAGACCTCGGCAATGCGGAAAAGGGTGGCGTAGGCGTCCTGAACTGCCTCGTGGTATTTCTCGGTGTTGCTCTTGCGGTATCCCTCAAGGGCGTGACCGGAAATCAGGACTACGACCGTCATGAGGTCGTTCAGCGGATTGCCGACAACAGCCTGAGACTCGCCTACGTCTAGATCAATTTGGTCTGCGCCAGCCAAATCCAGAATTCGGATGGCTGCGTCAGCAATTTCGACATGGAATGCAGGGTAGTCAGGAAGATGGCCATCGGGGTCAAATCCGTCTGTGTATGCCTCGACTAGCTCGCTTGTAATCAGGCATAGCATTTCGGGGCGGTTACGGGTCTCAAGAATCGAAGTGTTGGTCTTGAGGTCTGTCCACCAGCCTGCCGTAACATTAGCTTGGTGGGTTTCGTCGCGTAGTAGATTATGGTTCATAGGGGTTCCTTTCCATCTATGGAGGAACCCCCTATGTCAGATGATGGGGTCAGTTGTCAAGATACTGATTGGCTACAAAGCCCACTTTATTTTTGTACTTGACCTTGTCCCAGCCCGGATAGATGTTGTGATCCAGTACCTGCACGTTGTATCCGACGTAGAGGTGGGTCAGAATCTTCGAGGTGTAGCTGGCTCGCTCACGAAGTCGTAGTCCATTCGCGGTGACTTTCGCTGTTCCTTCTGCGGGAGCCTTTTTGGTGGGCGTGGGAGTGGGGGACGAAACTGCGACTTCGTTGACATACTTCTCCTTCATCTTTGCCATGAACTCGTCGAGGGCAGGGCCGGGGTCCTGCTTACGACCGGGTGCTACATCTTCGTGCCCGACGATATCCTTGATGTCGTACTCGGCGCAAATGGCTGCGATCACTTCCTCGGTAGCCTCAAGCTGAGGGACCTTGTAGGTTTCCCAATGTGACAGACCATTGCGGTCGCCGTGGAAAATGTGATCGGAAGGTACTGTAGTTCCAGCGTGGGTCTTGCCGTTTTTCAGCCAGCCCCAATTGTCGATTTCAATTCCGATGGAGAACGCGTTTACATTCTTGCGTCCATTGTAGTTCGAAGAACCTGCATGCCACGCCCGACGGTTGAAAGGCACGATCTGGTGGATCGATCCGTTACGTCCAGTCACGACATGAGCGGATGCTCGGCTTGAGGCACGGCTCAGGTAAGAGGCGTCTCCCTCTCCATCTTCCCCTCCTGAGGCGGTGTAGTGAAGCACGATAATCTCGGGCTTGATTGTTCCACTGCTCACGTTCGGAGACTGGATGGAAGTGTCGACCTTTGGGTCGCTAAGCATGTGGTTCTGAATCTTCATGGGGGCCGATATACTACTCTTCTGACTTCGAGTCAATAATTCTAAGCAAACCGCCCATAGTTGCATCAAGCTTTTCATGTAATCGTTCCTCTCGGGGTTCTTCTGCTCTAAAAATTGCTTGTGCCAGTACCATTGCTCCACCAGCCAATACGGCATCGTACCAAGTCTTCGGATCGGTATAAATCCAATAAGCCGTGAGGCGATTGCTGCCCACATCGCAAAAGGTGACGCTAATGCGTGTACCACCTTTTCGGTTATCGGATGAAAGGCTCGACTCATCGCATTTCCCTTGGGTTAACGTACTTGGCTCTGTATCTGGCTCGATCCTTCAACAGTAACAGGAGTTAGGTTTGACTGACAGTGACGTAAAAGAATTAGCAAATGTAATATACCACGAGGCCCGAGGAGAGTCTAGGCAAGGCCAGATCGCTGTAGGGCAGGTTGTTATGAACCGCGTGGCCGATCCCAGATACCCGAACACGATCCGAGGGGTGATCTGGCAACCGAAACAGTTTTCGAATATGCGTTATCACGGCAATTGGAGACGCTGTGAGGGGGTCGCTCGGGAGGTTTTGAGCGGCGAATGCGAAGCAGTGGTCGGAAATTCGTTGAGTTTTCGGTCATTTCGGCCCAAAAATTACCGATATCGGGTCGGAAATCACTATTTTTTCTGATTTTTCAACAATTTAGGCCCTAATGACGCGTGTATTGGTCATTAGGGCCTTTTTTGACTCATGCATGAGTCAATGTTCCCGTTCGGGGTAATTTTAGGGGTTTGGGCCTGAATCTGGCTCTTTTGTTCCCGTTCGGGAAAAATTGGTGCGTCTGGGAGGACTCGAACCTCCAAAGGTATCTGTGTTTGAAACAGTGCCGTATTCCAGTTCCGACTTAGCCCACAGACGCGAAAATGGTAGGAGCGGCGAGACTCGAACTCGCAAAGGTCACCGCTTCTAAGGCGGCGGGGTATTCCATTTTCCACTTAGCCCACGCTCCCACATGGTTTTGGATTGGTCCGTGGGTGTGGACTCGAACCACTCCCGTTTCCGGTCACGTTTTACAGACGATCTGCTGGAACCCCCAGCTTTACCCACGGATTTTGGAGGAAGCAGCTGGTCCCTATCCAGATGCCATATCTCAGGCACGTACGGATTAGCAATCCGTCCCAGACAGGTGTCTGGTTCTGCTTCCGTGTCAATGTTGGAGGAGGGTAGAGGAATCGAACCCCTAGGGATTTCAAGACCCGTTTGCACCCTCCTTCGAGGGCAGACACATGCCCTCGGTCAGTCTAGGAGACTGAGTCGATAGGACGATAAAGGTGACAGGTTGTTTCTCATGGGGGTCAATTAGACGTTGATGGTTTCGTTGTCAAGAGGGTACTTGACTGGTGTGCTTGGAATCCGCTTGATCCTCAAGGACAGGAGCTTGACTAGGCGACTGAGCCAGTATCTCGATTCCAGTTCTTCCACGGTTACTCGGCGACGGGCAGCTTCCATGATGGTGTACCGTCTGTCTCCTACCCAATAGCATTCTGCTGCGTGACCGAAGAGGTCGAAGTCATCAGAGTCCACCTTGCGAACGAAGACTGCACTCAGTCCCCAAGCAAGTAGCCCCAGTGCCGGATGCACGAACAGGGCAATGATCAATGCAGGGATAAAGCCGGGCACCCAAGTGATCCAGCTTTCGAAAATCTCATGGGCTGCGGTAGCCTGCCTGTCTTGGTTTCTTTCTCGGAACCAGTCCTCGTCTGCCAGCCAGAACCAGAATGGGTTGTTCGTACCCGAGGCTCCTTGGCGAAACTTGAATGGCCAGATGCCAAGCATTGGGCCGATGAGGAGGATGAAGGCAGTGAGGAAGAAATATGTCATGAGCGCCTTATACCACTCAATATGCGATCTGCCAATAGGGGTGATTTTTGTATCAAGTTGCAAACTTATTATATTTTTTTACTTTTCCTAGAGACTCTAAAATATATAATAGAACCTAAATGTCATTCATCCTGAGTCAAGGTAAAGATGCTAAGGACTGATTTCCCGAGGCGTTTCCTTTCCGCCTTGAAGACCCAGAGACAATTGCGTGTCCTCTTTGGGTGTGAGAGCCAGGTCCAGATGCCTAAGGTCTTTTCGTCTTCACCTTGAGGTTGACACTGACACTGACACTGACACTGGACCTGGCTCTCCTCGATACGCAATCACATATATGCTGTGATGTATTTTCAGATTTTCCAAAAATTATAATAAATCGGGACCTACCCCAGTATTGCGGGCGCACGCCTACGCGCACGCGAAAGGGTCCTACCCTTTCCCTTTATTTTTCAACGACTTACGAGCAGAACCAGACCCACAGCCCGGCTAAGCCACTGAAAACAAAGGAGAAAACAAGACTTTACGGGGCAACCGCCGGTCAGCGCCACCAGAGGCAGAAAAGAAAAGCCTTATTTATCAATAGCTTACGCCTTTCGTTCATCTTGACCACGGCGAATTATGAACAGAAAAAAGCGTTTGTTTTCAGAGGCTTATCATCGTTCATAAAACTCTAGGTTTTCCTGAACAGAATTAAAAGCGTTTGTTTTCAGAGGCTTAGAAGAGGGGCAATTACTGAACGGATTAAGGGAAAGCGTTCACTAACCCCAAAGAAAAATCAATGAAAACAAGCACTTGTCGATTTAGTTTGCAATTTGCTTCCGCTCTGCTAGTTTCCAAACTCCAATTGAGACAAGCCACAGCGGGACGCTCCGCAAGGGCCTTGCCTCTCCATCGCCCGCAAGGGCAAACCAACTAGAAGCCTAGCTTCTGGAAGCGGGCAAGCTATGCCCAAAACGAAAATATCGCATATTATGCGATTTTGAATAGGGAATGAAAAAATGACTGACTTTAATACGACACTCGCAAGTCTCGCAACCGCTGCAAAGAAAGCGGGTGAGGCTGAAAACAAGGTTGCAGAGAAAGCAACCGCACACGCACCGTTCGCTCTGGAAGCTATGCTCTCCGGCACAATGTCACTTGAGGGTTGGATCAATGCCGCTTGTGACGCGGCAGGAGTGAAAAGCACTAAGGGCAAGCGCAATGCCGCCGCCCTACGGGAGAAAGGTTTCGGTGGCCTTTACAATATGGCAACCGCCCTCAAGTGGGTTGATGATAACCGCCTTCGGGAAACTGAAAATCAGACAACCGGCAACATTGCGGTTGACATTCTGGCCTATCAATTCTGCCGCATTGATTGGAACGGTGACGTTGCAAGGGATTACCTTGTCTCGAAAGGTGAATTGCCTGCCGTAGCTAAGGGCATGGATGCTGAAACCGCCATTGCAACCGCCGCCGAAACCGGTGAGGAAAGCGAACGGCTCCAGCATAGCGTCGACTATCACGTGGCGATTAAAGCCCCTAGCACGTTCGCCGCTTTCTTGAAAGCCGCGAAGGCCGCTTGCAAGGTGGAAAGCACCTTTGCTGACAGGCTCGAAAAAATGGCGACGAAAATTGCCGAATTGGAAGCGGGTGACATTGCTGCAAGCCAAGCGGCACTTGCCAAGCTATCCGATGCAATCGCAACCGCCGTTGCATCGCTGGCAACCGCCGAAACTGAAGCGGAAGTAGTCAACGGCTAAACCTTGGACGGGGAAAAATCGCATATTATGCGATTTTTCCCCTTCCCTTTTCGGGATTTTTCTTTCGCGCTCGCGTGTGGCGAGGGCGGCAGCAAATTCCTGGAGCCTAACGGAGAATCCGCATGAAAAACAATTTCCAGCAATTTGCCAACTTTGGCAGTCCGTGGATCACGCCTGAGCAATACCGCGATGAAGAGCGGGATGCTGCCGATTTCATGTGTGCGCCCGGTCGCCGCCGATCGGCCCGTCAATTCGTCGAGATACGACAGCGGGACCAGATGCAAAAATCGCATAATATGCGATTTTCGGAAACCAAACCCCAAGTAGAAAAGAGCCAGAGCCAGTGCGCCCGAGTGCTATCAATCCGCAATCGCCTCGCCAGTCATGCGCCTGAACCGGCTGCACTGGCAGACTGGCAGCTTCAGAGCCGTGTGTTCGTCTCCACTAAGCGGGATGAGGCCGATGTGGCAACTGCGAAAAAACCCAAAGTGTTTCATGCGTATGATCGCAAGTTTCTTGCGCCGTTCAGGCGAGTGCTGAACCAGAGCCTGAAAGCACATATTATGTTTACGTATTATACGGACATTGTGCGTGAATTTGGCTCTGTCTCTGAATTTTCTCAAGGTTGAAAGGTAAGTTGTGATGTGGAAAGTGTTTCTGCCTCTGTGTGTGGTTGCCGGTCTGTATCAGACTGACGGTCAATGGGATATTTTTGACATAGCGTTCATTGGATTCGCTCTGTTTTCGGCTCTGGCTTGGGCTATGGATAGCGAGCGGCATCTGCCGCGCTAGGGCATAAATGCCAAATGTTGGGACAATTCACCGCATTGTGGTGGAAATTCCCAACTATTGGTAAAACCTGGATTTTTCACCTAGGGCCATAGGTCCGAAGCTTCAATAACTTTCTGGAGTAACTATTATGCGTAATTACAAACTGAAAATCGCCCTGCGTTCGGCTCTCACCAAGAAGATTGAGGCCATCAAGTATTTCCGTGACTTCACCGGCTGTGGTCTGGTGCAGGCCAAGGAGGTGGTCGAACGGTTCGGAGAGAATAATTTCGAGATTATTCTGACCGAGCAGCAATTGGGCCGGTTAATGTATCTGCGGGACCATTCGAACAAGACCGGATACCCCCACGTATGGGGTTCGATCTATGAGTGTGAACCCTACGGCTCGAACGATATACTCGACATGCGGAATCCGGGATGAAACGGTCCCGCTTCAAGCACATCCTGTGCAATTCGCAATGGTGGCTGGTATTCGTCAACTCTCGGGGGGACGAATACTGGCTGCGGCCTGTGGCCGAGCAAGGCCAACGTTTCCGCTAACCGGAGTAATTCCAATGTTCGATGATCTTGCAGAGCAATCTGAATATCCAACCGAGGAGGACGAAGATGTGTGCGATACCCCAACCAACTGAGGATTGGCCATGTTCGGCCATGTATCATGAGGACGAGAACTCAGGCGCAATGTCCCTGATGTTCGAGAGACCCCTATCAGCCAATGAGAGATACAGAGTCCGCCACCAAATCACCACCAATAGCCATTGGTTGGACGAGCAGACGCTTTTCATACCTGATCTGGCATTCACCGAATAGGGTAATTTTTTATACAAGTTGCAAACTTATTATATTTTTTTTAATTTCCGAGAGAGTCTAAAAATATATAATAAGGACCAAAACTTGTTCAGCACTGGTTAAGAGACAGAGCCAGATTCACCCTCAGATGCTGGGCGTGGGTCTGGCTCTCATCAATGCAGCCTTCGCTAAACCATCCACCATATCGACCGTCAGGTGTTTGTGACCGAGAAACTGGACGCATTCGCCATGCTCGTACTACTGGAGAAAATCATATGTACTACGTGTTTGCAATAGACCCAGAGCTGGGCGAAGAATCTGGTTCCCAAGTGATCCAGACCAACAACACTACCGAACTCAACGATGCTGTGGCCAGTCTATTGTCCGACGGGTTCGGACTCGAAACAATTCGCGTGGTCGAAGCATCCAACGCCAAGGGAGTATCTTTCAATGTCAACTCTTAAATACCAAGCCGTATCGGGCC